ATGAACTACCCAATGGGCCTTTAAAGTCACTATTTTGCCAATACAATGGCCATATCTTATCTGCGGTGTCTGTATCTGTTCCGACTGGCGATAACTGCCTGCAAAAACCTTTCAAATACAACTCCTGTGAATGCAGCGTTACTTCTCCCAAATTAAAAGGCCCGACATCGGTACCATCTAAAGCATCCTCATTCAGCAAGTCCAATTCTACATCCTGATTCCGCAAAAACGATTCCCGCCATTCGTCTTCAATTATGCTGACTTTCACACCATCAGAACAACCATCGCAGACCTCGGTTTCTTCATAGGTTGTGAAGTCAATAAGCCCGTTGAACTGCCATTGGGTGCCTTCAAACACGAAGTCGGATTCAATTCGTACATCGACCGAACCGTTGATAAATTCATTTACAAAGGCAAGGCGAAGGATCCCGGCACCATTGGCCATCTGAGGCATCCGGTCCTGATCGCCTGTAAAAGTTACCCCGGTAGTAAACGATTGGTCAATACCATGCGATTCCATCCTTTTGATGGCAAAAATCACTTGGTCCCAACCGACCGGTTCATCGACTTGCTGGTTGTTTAGGAAAAACCTGTAATTCATAGGTTTGCGCCTCTCTTTTTGTTCAGAATCTTAGTAGTTCTGTTTCCCTTAGTAACATATCGCTCCAATCCTCTTTCGGAGATTTCCAAAGACTGAACTGGAATTGCTTTGATTGCCTGTGCAATCGGGGCTGTATCGATTGCCGTCCATTGGTTTTGCCGATTCAGGAAAGTTGAATTGCCCTGTAATAACTCCCTTGTCTTAGGTGCGGTGATTACATCTGAACCTTTGGGCAGGTAGGTCATCGTTGCCTTGTCAGGGGTCAGGAATAGGCCTTTGTCAGTCCTTACCAACTCCCTGCCCTGCTCACCCACTATTGCCGGACCGCCTTCAAAGTTTTCAACTCCTTTGGCAAATTCGGGCATTGGTTGTGCGAGGATGAAACCGGTTTGTGCGGCAAGTGCGCCCAATGTTAAGGCAAGATTTCCGGCCGTTACCGGTAATCCTGATGTGTACTTAATTATGTATGGGGCTGCGGTAAATACTGCATTTGCAATGGCTTGCATTTGATTTGCCCTAAATTCTTTTTCCCGAAATTCTTTTTCGGCCTGCCTGCGCTTTTCTTCAATCTCAGTTATCTTTTGAACATTTCCATCGGCAAGCCTGATTTCTTCGTCAAACTGCCGATTCTTTTGCGCCATTTCTGCGGCTGCGTATTGGCTTCTTAGGTCAAAAACCGAATTGGTTAGGTTTACCGCTAAATCATAGGCTTGCTGTTCCGCTTCTTTTCGGGCTTCGGCTTTTCTTGCCTCTAAGTCCTTAACTGCTTCCAACTCCGCTTCATTAGCGGCCTTAGTCGCATTCATTTGCCTCGTCCGCCTTTCCTCTTCGGCTTTGGCGGCTTTGTCCATTTCGGCATTTCTCTTATCGTTAAATGCCTTGATGCCGTCAAGAGTCTGAAGTTGCTGTTTGGCCTCCTGCTGTGTTTGTTCTTCCCTTGCCTTTTGTGCCTCTAATCCGGTGACGGTTATTTCCATTTTTGAAATATCCATCCCTTTTGCGGCAAACTCTTGTTTGAGTTTGGTAAGTTTTTCAAGGTATTGTCTTTCGGCTGCAAATCGTGCAATTGGGTCTCCTGCCAATTCACCCTGCAAGGTTCGATATTGCTTTTCAAGTTCGAGTTGTTTCAATCGCATTGAATATTGCTCTTTCAACAACTTCAAATCCTCTTTGGTCATTTCCTTCGCCTCTTGTTTCGGAGCAACAATATCAAGGCCGATTATCTTAGTGTATTCGGCTTCCATTGCGTTCAGCACCTTCAATTCGTTTTCGCTTGCAGTCAGGGCTAACTTTGCCTTATTGCCAAATGCCCCGGCTGCGGCAATCCGATTATTGGCTACAACCAACTGCTGCTTTTCAATCCGTTCCTGCAACTTAATCAGAAGCAAAACCCCCTCCTGCTGCCGCAGGTACTTCATATTGCTTACGGTGGCATCACCGCCATACTTGACCATCGATTGAGCCAACTCAGCCTCAACCCTTTTAAGTGCAATGTTTTCAGTGGTCTGCTTTTTGGCCTGATTACCGATTCCGGCAAGTTGTTTGGCAATCCCTGCCGCAAGGTCATAAGAGCCTTTTAGAAACGGTTCCAATTTGTTACCGATTGCCAAAACCAATCCATCGATTGCTGAATTGAATCGGTTTTGCGAGTTGACCAATCCATTTAGGTTTTTTTCGGCTTGCGGTCCAAATGTCTTTTCAAGTTCTGCCGCAAACTTTGGCAAGGCATCACGGGAAAGGACTTGGCCCTGTTCGAGCATCTTATTTAACTGCCTTTCGTTTACATTCAATGCTTTGGCCATTAAAGAAAAGGCACCCGGGATTCTTTCGCCCAACTGACCCCTTAACTCTTCGGCCTGAACTGTACCTTTCGACATCATCTGCCCGAGGGCAAGGAAGGCACCCTGCATCTGATCGGTGGTCAGTTTTAGTACGGTTCCGGCTTTCGTTACGGCAAGAAACTGCTTATTGGTTTCCTCCTGACTTTGCCCTGCAAGAGTTGAGGCGGTAAAAAATTGCTTGTATGCCTCTGTGGTAGTTCGCAAGTCAAGGCCGAACTTGTTTATTGTTTCGGTTAGAAAGGACTGATTCTTAGCGTAGTTTTCGGCACTCCCCGAACCGAACTCGATTGCTTTTTGATAGCCTTGAAAAGCGATTGTAGTGTCGATAACCTTACTGGCGAAGGCTGAAATGGCAGCGACTGAAAAGGCAGATGCAATCAAAGGTCCGACCGTTTTAAGCGAGCCTGCAAAGTTGTTAGCTTGGTTTTTGGTTTCCTCAAAACTGGTTTTCGCCTGTGTTGCGGCCTGTGCAACCTCTTTGATTGGCTTTGCAGAAATACCGCCTAATGCCGTTGCAAATGTTCTTGCGGCTGCTGATGCTGCTTTGGTATTGGTTTCGGCACCTGAGAATCCTGCTTTGGCTTTATTGGCTGCTTCCTGTGCTGCTACACCTGCTGCTTTTAATTGAGTAACAAACGCTGCAACTCCTTGTCGATTGGCATTTAATGGCCCTGCAATGCGAGCCATTGCGGTTTCAACACCCTTGCCTGCATTTGCCCCCTCGGTGCCAGTCCTTTTTATTTCCTCGTTTACCTCTTTGGCTTTCTTAATTACCTTCTCCTCTTCCTGAGTAATTTTTTGGAATTGATTGGAAAGCTGAGTCAATGCCGATACATCGCCTAGCTTGTAATTGACAATTATATCATTGGTGCTAATAGTTGCCATGCCTTTCTTTTTTCGCAAAAATACCCTTTTGAAAATTAGGATAATTGCAAAAGTATTTCCATAAAAAAACCACCCGCAAAACAGGTGGTCTTTCGAAACAAAGTTAAAACAAAATGGACCTTACTTTTTTCCTTTTAGCATCTGGATCAGTTCGTCCTTTACGACATTGTGCTGCCAGATGCTCATTTTTTCCAGTTTCTCAAAGTCTGATAAATTTCCCTTTGTAATCCTAACAAGTTCCGCAATTCGGGATTTGTTTCGTCGGATATATCGAGCATAGTAACTGCCTCCAGCATCTGAATCTGATTTATTGCCTCTGCTCGAATAAGCGTTTCCAAACTCGCTTCCCAACCGCTCAAAGAGGGAAGAAAATTTAGAATGGGTAGTCTCAAAAAAAAATCAGGGACATCATGGTGGTTAGTCCAATGCGCTACTTTCTCCACTCCCTTCTGATAGTTGTAGGTCGTGATGTCCTCGGTTTCATCGAAGTACAAAACGGTTGCTAACTTCATGCGCAGAGTCAGGTTTGTGGCCAAATTCATGCGCTCTTTAAATTGGCTATTAAGGACCGCCAACTTTGCCAAAAGTTGTTCTTTGGTCTTGTTTTTAGGATCCGTTAAAACCGAATCAACCGCCTGAATATGCTTCTGCAGGAATGCCGGACTGATACCCCATTCAAGCTCTTCGTAAATGTCCAAGGCAGCATTGGCCCGAGTGTAAGGGATGTATGGTTCGGAAATGAACCGAAAGAAATGAACGCTGCCTGAAGTGAACGCATATTCAATTTTATCCGCCCATTCCTTTGGTGCGTTGCCGTTGTATTTAATCGGCAGGGGCAAAATATCGCCCGAAGGCTTCGTTGGCGGCATAGACCCATCCGAAGCCGTGCGGGACTTGCCAAAGCGTGTGAATAAGTTCATTTTGTTTCGTAATCAGATAAAGTAAAAACAACCAAGGTGCCATGCAGAATGGGCATCTGCCTAATGGCTTCTCCAAGTGGTAGGGCAGTCGGTCAATTAGCCGGCCGTACCAACCCAGGTAAGGAACATGGTCAAGCGAGTACGCGAAGAACCATGCGAAGAAAGCGGTCGATATCGCTGCAAATGTCATCTTTTGCCGCCTCTGAATCCTTTTGGCCGTTTCGTGCCGCAGTTACATTTATTTTTCATCTCAGTCAATAAGTTGCTTTGCGATTACTTGACCAACCCTGTACTTGCCGCATTCGTCAAGAATGATAATCTCATCGTTGCTGTTTTCGGCTCTTGCCCGGTACTTGCAGATTAAACTGGCAGGATCAACCCGGTAACAAGTGAACTCTCTGTACTTTGGTTTTTCGGTGCACCCTGCTGACATGGTCAGGAGTGCGGCTGCGATTACAATTATCTTTTTCATGTCATTTTGTTTTTGCAAAGGTATAAAAAAACCGATTAGAAATTCCAATCGGCTTTTGACCTAGTTATCAAATCATTCTCAAACAAAGGGATTCAGCTCGCCAACCGGGTCAGAGTATTGGCCGACTGAAAATGCTATGGTGTCATAAGCCTTGCCGTTGTATTCCGGAAGGATTAGCGTTTCTTCATCGTCAAAGTATTGCAGTAGGTATTGGCCGGCAAAGGGATTGAACCACGCTGCATCAATCAGGGTTAGGTCGGTCAGGTCGATTAGGGCTTTCCCGTTTTCAACATCAAGAATAAGATTCACCATCATGCCCTTGCCATTGGTTATCTGAATTACAATGGTTTCGGAATCGTAGCCCGGTGGAACATGGATATAAAGCAACTCCATGCAATCGGGCAGGGGCTTGCAAACCTTTAGGACTTCGTTACAGCACTCCATGTTCTTTTTTTTATTTCTTTGATTTCTTTAATAGTTTCCAATGCCCGATTAACCGCACTCTTTGCGGCATCTTTGTCATTGACATGAGGCGAAGATGCCTGACTGTAAGAGATTACCAATTGCTCAAATAATTGCATATCGGAAGGGTGGAGCTTTAAATCGGTCATGGGGCAAAATTAGAACTTTTGTCAATTTTATTTCCAAATTCTTGAAGACCATATTCGCCAACTATCTGGTAGAAGTTGGTGGTGATGTAATAGCGGAAAGTGTCGAGGCAGTGCCCGATTTCCGGATTGTCTTTCTTCCATGAATCCAAGCTGCCATCGTTGTTTATTCTTGCTGATTTAAGGTCAGCGATTAGTTCAGGCACAAATGTATCAGCATAAAGGCCTTCGTTGTGGTCGAACTTGGAGAGTAAAACCTTGCCGTGCCGCAGCACCAGATTGGTATGCAGACGACTTGATATGTGCCTTGGGTTGGCCTTGGGTACATGGATTTGATAATTCGGGTCCAGATTCAGGTAGTTGGCAATCAACTGGTAATTGGACTTGTTATCGCTCGTTGCTTCGTTTGCATTCTTGCCGGACCGGTCCCCGTTTACATGATACTCAAAGCCCGGATATTCAGCTAAGATGGTTTGGCACATCGCTTCTAAGTCGTGCATGCGGTACACCTTCAGGATATTGACATTGCAATAATAACGGTCTTTGGCTGCGTTCAGCGTGTGCTGAGCAACGAGGCAAGTATTACCACCGTTTGCCGAGTTAAAGTCAAAGGATAAGTAAAGAGGCAATGCAGACAGGGCTTTTATTGCACCGTTGAAGACATGGACCTCTTCGTTGAACTCTCTGGCAAATAGCTTTTCCTTATCCCAAACTCCCCAATTTCCCTTGGCATAGATTTCGTACATGGTAGAGTCCACTTCCTTCAGGGCTTCCAATCGCTTGATGTATTCGTAATCCAGTTTGTCAAGGTTATCCAAATAGGTTGCCTTGATTGTCAGCACCTCATTTGTTTCGTCTTCGGGTATTTCGTCAAAGAATCGCTTCTTCAGCCAGTGGGTATCTGATACCGGATTGAAGGTGATGAAAAGTCTTTTGGTATGCTGACTTTTACCCCGCAAGCGAAGGGTTATCTGAGTGAAATCTTCAAGGGTTAATTCGGTAGCTTCCTCAATCCAAATGTATTTGCTTTGGGATAGCGATTTCAGTTTCTCCGGGTCATCGCATCCGAGGAAAACAATGCGATTGCTTCCGCATCTGATTTCAAGTCGTGATTCAATAATTCGGATTTCATTCCCAATGTTCCAGTCGATTATCTTGTTTTTGAAATCCTGAAAAACCGAGTTGCGCAAAGTGGATGCAACCTTGCGGATTACGAAAAAGGTTTGGTTTTGATTGGTTTCTGAATCGAATATTTCTGAAAGCAGCATTTGAATCATTTGCTGCGACTTGCCGCTTCCGCTTCCTCCGTATAAGACATTGTAGATTCGTGGCTTTGTTACGGCTGGCAAATAGGTGTGATTCCAAATCCGGGAATCGCTCAGGTCAAGAACTGCCATTATTCGGTTTCGGGGTCGTCCATCGGTCGGGGCTTAATTACCCGATTTATTTGAACCTCGCCTTCAATTTCTTGCTTATCTCGCCATTCGTCACCATACTTATTTTTCATGGTGAAAATCCATGCCGCAGCGTTTAGGCTTGTTTCCATTACGGTGGTGCTGCCATCGGATTCTTTGACCATTTGCTTCTTGTTTACAATGTTATCCCTGCCAATCGACTCCCAATAAGCCCTGCCAACTCGCTCGGCTTTGGCTATTGCATTTTTTTCGGTGTGCAATTCTTGTGGGTTTTTTTCGATTGCCGTTTCGATTGTGCGGTAATCACATGGCACAAAACACCTTCTTGACAGACCACTTTCGAGGTGCTTTACATACTCAGGAACGAAGGCTTTTATTTCTTCGATTGAATATCCATTGTAAGCATTTCCGGCAGGTGCTGGCATAGTTTTAGTTTCTTTTAAAAACCATCAAAGTATTTTTGAACCAATGCAGCCGGGAGCGGTTTCGCAAGATTCCCGACCATTTGGATTCGTAAGTAAATCCAAGTTCAGCAAGTTTGCCGATGATGTATTGGTTAGGCTTGCAGTTCACATGGCCGATGCCATCCTGCCCCGGTATCGCCCAACTCAGCACTAAATATCGCCTGCAATGGTTGGTGATGTTGGCAAGGAAAACCGACTCAAATTCGGCAGGGATGTGTTCGCCCACTTCGAGAGAAAGGACCAAATCAAATTTCTTTTTCAGGTCAAAGTCTTTGGCAAGTTCCAAGGTTCGGCAGTTGCCTTTGGTCAGGGCTTCGGTATTTGGATTGCCATCGTAGCCAACGGCATTTAATCCGGATTTCTTCAGCTGCCAAACATAATTCCCCAAACCGCAGCCAAAGTCGGCAACGGTGGTAAGCCGGTGCATACTGGCAAACTTGACCAAAGACAAAGCAAGCGAACCATCATGGATGTGTTCTTTGCCGTCTTCGGTTGTCCAATATCCAGTTTCTGCGATGGGCATGGGTTATTTCTTTTTAGCGGCCTTCTTTGCCTTCTTAGCGACCGACAAAGCGATTGCGACTGCCTGCTTTTGCGGCTTGCCTCGCTTCATTTCAGTCTTAATATTCTTGCTTACTGATTTCGCTGAATAGCCTTTTTTTAATGGCATCGCTTTTGGGTTTGTTTCGGCAAAGGTACAAAAGAAATAAAACAAAAAAGCCCCCTATCCGGAGGCTTTGAAAATTGCGAGAAAATCGGCAATCATGGCTTTGACTTTTGGAACCTGACTGACCGGCACCCGAAAGGCAATGGTAGTCGTTGGTTCCGGGTATTGCGGCTTCCTACCGCCTCCGGGCTTGCGTTTCCTAATTGATTTCGGCAATGACATCGAGCGGATTTGGGTAGCTGTGA